TGGAACAGATAAGAAAACACGTCACCCATTTCAGTCGTAATGTCCGTCCCTCGATCCTTTTTGAGCCCCGTCTTGCGGAAATTACGCTGATACTGCCGGATCGCCGACGCAAGTTCGCCAATCTCCTCGGTAAACAGCAGCCACACCGTACTCACTGGAGCCTTGTCCCATCCTTTGGTGCGACATAACACAAATGTCTCGTCGCGGTAGCAATTCATCATACATTCAATGCAGCTCATCCTTTTAACAGACCGAGCGTCGCGATGAGAACCTCAATCGCGCAACCTGGGTGAGATGCGCACACAAAAAATATCCGAGAAGGATAAGATGTGCGACACCGAAGTGTACACCGTCCGAGTCGATACTGTATACGCCTCGTCGAACGTCGACTTTGTCGTCTATCTGAACAACCCCATGAAGAACGTCGTCAAGGCGGAGCTCATGTATGCCAGCGTGCATGCCAACACGTCGACGAGCAACATCATGTACGTCCATGTGACTGAACTCATGTCCAAATTTAACGATCGGGCGAGCAGCCAGTACAAATTTCAGGCGAGCGGCACAACGTCGACCGAAGGGTCCGTATCAGCCGCTCTTTCAAACGTCACGCAGCTCACCTCGGCATTCGCCACCATCCCGACCGATCAGCAGTACACGCGCACAATCTTCAAGTCCGGGAGCGATTTCCCGATCGAGACAAAGTACATCGAGCCGATCCGCCAGCTCGACCGCCTGAGCATCAAGCTCATGAACGCCACGGGTGGTCTGCTGCCCGAGCGCGACTATACGTACATGCTGTTCCGATTCACGTGCGCGACCAAGAATGTGTGCCGATATCCCTAGGGTGCCGCGGTCGGGATAAACTCCCATGAAATTTCGTTCGTGATGAGCTTCCAAATCTCATCCTGGCGGTGCAGCTTCTCTTTCGACTTGAGGAGCGGAAAGCATGGGAGGTATTCATCCTCACCGAGGAGTTCGCAAAATTTGTACAGTGTGAAGCTGTACGACAGAAAGTTTTTTCGATCCGCCGGACAATGTTTCTCAAAGGGTTTTTGAATCTGACCAAACATGAGTCGAAGCTTGTCTTCGAGTTCTTGAGGCATGGTTGGCGGTTTGACGCCGTTGAGAATCGTTGTGATGTATGGCGCATGTTCGTAATACTTGTTGAGCCCTAGCTTTTTGAGGAGACCACGAACTTTGCGATGCGTAATCTCTGACGCATCCTTGATCTTCTGCTTTTTAAATTCGTGTCTGAGCTGCGTAATCACGTCATCCGGTACACTCGTCGACTCCTTCGCCTGAAACTGGGCGACCCACTCGTTGAAATGGTTTTCACGCTTGTATGAATAGACGACGTTTCGATCCATCTCCTGTTCCTCCTTGAATCCGCGCTCGTTACACAGCACGTATTGAACGTAGCCGCATTCACTGCACACATGGTCGCTCGTCTCGTGCTCAAACACGATTGACCACGCGGCTTTACAGTTTTTACACTCGGACGGAACATCGATGGCGGACGGTTTCTGACACTTCTCAACCGTCGTATCCTCAACCTTGGACATGTACTCGTCAAATATATCCTTGCGCTTGATACCACCCGGGCGATCCGTCGTGTACTCTCTGATGTGAGGGACGCATTGAGCTATATATTCATAGAGGGCAGTTGGATCGCCCTCCAGTTCCTTTATACGCTCGTTTATGCGCCGTTCCATCTCTTCTAAAGAGTGTACATCTTTATAAGATATGGACATCATCATCGCCTTGTCACCCAAAAATATGACGGTACGTGAAACTGCGCAAGTGGGCGACGCTATCGCCACTACGTACGTCTTCAATCAGAATGAGTATACGCACGTCGGAGAATGGCCGCCGCCGCCAGGCCGTCCGGGGTTTCATGTCCCGATCGCAACCGCCGAGGTTATCGGGACGAATCAGGATATTACGTCAAGTCTACGTCGCTTCGCAGGGCCTCGTCGGGTCGTCACGGGCGAGACGGTGCGCTATGCTCTCGGGCGATGGTCATGGCGTGTTCGCGTCGTACTTTGTAAAGGTAAGCTACGTATCGAAACATACCCAGTCTTGATCCTATTGGATAGGGTGCCACCCGTCCGAATCACAAACGTGCTCGGTCAAGTATCGATCATCCGTTGAGCCAAGTAAAACTTAATCTCACCGAGGTTTGCAATCGCATACCGGAACACGATCGGCATCTCCGGCTCGGAAAACTGAAACAACTGGACGCTCGAGCACAGGTTCGTCGCCTTGGTGTACATGTTGATATACTTGATGGCATACGTCCCGCCAATATCAGTCATCTTGTCGATCGGTGCACAGTCGAGCGTCGTCATCTGATCAGCAAAATCACCGGCGCAGCTGAGCTCGAGCGTCGTCTTTGTGCGTTTGATCTTCATCTCGGTCGACAGGTTGGCCATGTCGCGTGCGATGCGCTGAAAATCCACCGAGGGGATGGTTGTCACAATGTCCAAGTCAATCTCGGGTACATTGAGGTCATCCTCGTTAATGTCGAGCAGTTTGAGCTTAAACTTTGTCGTCGAATGTTTGACCGTGTTTTCAATCTCAATCTCGAGCACGTCGCGACCGTCGATGCGCATCGTCAGCGAATCGTTGTTCGTCACCGACTTGAGCAGCTTGTGCGTGTTGGCCATGTTGAGTCCGGCAATGATCTCTTCGGTGCACGTATACTCCTCAAAGTTCTCAGCCGGGAGAAACATATGGACGAGCGTCACGCGCGCGGTATCAAGTGTGACGACCCGAACGCCGTCCGGTGTAAAGTATACGTTGACGTCATTCACGATATCCTTTAGAACCTCAAAAATCGTGCGCAAGGCACTCGCCTGAATCGTCTGGAGGTACATGGACAGTAAGCGGCCGTGGTTTTTATCTGTACATAGGGTAATGCCGATCGTCACGGTGCGTCGAAGCACAAACGGTATCCACAAAATGGTCGCCGTATTCCCAGATGGGAAGAAGGTTCGGTTCGGACGGATGGGCTATTCAGATTATACTATCCATAAAGATCGCGTACGCATGCTTCGCTACCTCACGCGTCACCGTCGACGTGAATCGTGGGGTCCGAGTGGACGGTACACACCTGGGTTTTGGTCTCGCTGGTTTCTCTGGTCCAAGCCGAGTCGCGAGGGTGCACGTCTGTCGACTCAGCGTGCGCTCGGCCCTGGATGGCGTGTTCAGCTCTTCGTCAAGTGAAGATCCCGGTGGCACTCGGTATGAAGCACCTGCAGATTCTCTAGGGTTGTCGGTCCACCCTTGATGTACGGATTGATATGGTGGCCTTCGCGCACGTCCGTGTGTTCGATCGGCTTGGAACACCATGTACATAGGCCGCCTTGCTCCTTGAGCTTTTGAGCCTTTTGGGTCGGCGTAAACAGGCGTGGGTCATCAACCCCGGCGACAATGTCGTGAATGTCCCGATCGATGCTATACACGAGACGCATCTGGTACTTGCTATTCGCCTGGATACAGTCGTACGTACGAAGGAGATCGTCGGTCGGTGTCTCGAGAATCGTATTGGCGTATTCGAAAATCTTCGCCTCACACCGAGTGAGTTTGGGGCGCGTGTCGCACCACCGAGTGATCCGCCCGATGAGCGTCAAGAGAACGATATCGTTTGGCGACACGCCCGGTGTCATGTGCTTGACGAGGCGTTCGTAGACGACGTGAAGGTGTTTCAGACGCATGACTATATCATCCTTCTTTGCGAGAAACTTGGGCTCCACCTCATTCGTCTTCCCAAAGACGTCATGGCGCCACTTTTTGTAAATGTCAATCTGGGAACTAAACTTGGTCGGGATTGACGGTTCGCTCAGTGCAAGCATACGCATGACCTGAATCTCGGCGTCACCGCGCTTCGACACCGATTTGGGGTGTACAAGCGTACCGGCCCACACGCGGCTATGCTCCTTGAGAAACTCGTACAGAGTATAGTATACCGGAATGTATTTTTCATAGTCGTTGAGACGATTGCCCGAGTTGTTGATACGGACCCAAAGGGTCGCGAGACGCTCGGGATCCTCCGCCACCTCGGTCGGAATGGTATTAATCACAAACGAATAATAGTCAAAGAGAATCTGATCCGACTCGTCAATGTCCCGATAGTACTTTCCCTCATACTTTGCCAATGGACTCGACTCCCAGTTGATGAAGTCGGAATCAACCTTTTGAATCGGGTACTTGTTTGTCACAAATTCACACGCCGTCTCGAGGCGGTGTGCGCCATCAAACACGTCATCCGCCTTTTTCTTTGGATCCTGAATGATGTAGATTGGGGCACACTGAAACCCAGTCATGATTGTATCAAGCATCGCCATACGCTGACCGACATCCCACGAGTTGTTTCGCTGGTAGCGACCACGCAAGACGAGGTGACGCGACCCCTTCTTACAGTTCACCTCGTCACGACGCATGTTCGCCTGCCAAACCTGAATGTTTTGCATTTTTCCTACTCATTACGCGTACGCATGCTTTAGCTCTCTTTTCATGGACGGTCTGTGTCCATGAAAAAAGCGCTCCCAGCAGGGTTTGAACCTGCGACGTTCAGATTAACAAGTCAGCCAACAAACAATTGTTGGTGTCTGACACTCTACCAACTGAGTTATAGGAGCATGATGTGCTTGCCTCCATTGGGGGTCGATCCCAAGACCTTTCGCTGACCCGGGAGGAATGCAAGCATTCCTTTTACGAAGCGAATGCTCTACCAACTGAGCTATAGAGGCGTCGAACAGGAGTACCTGGACTCTGATCTGCCGGAATCGAACCAGCGACCTAAGGATGATCTGATTCATCCGCTTTAGAAACGTTTTGTTCCTACAGTCCTTCGCTCTACCAATTGAGCTAAGATCAGTGGGGCTTCTCCAGCCCACTCTTTTAACCTGCCATTTCTTTAACTAACATTCCATGTAACAGTTGACGAGCTGAATGGCGTGAAGTTCAGTGCTGTTTTGAAAACTACCGGCAGGTGTACACCCAGCACCACCTGACCACCCTTGCCATGACCCGTGACCACTCCACCCCCATGTAAACAACCTTAGACATACGTTACCCCCGAAGTCGTAATCGATAAAACTTGCAGTATCAGAAATTGTCCCCGTAAGTGTACCAGTCCTAAAAGTACCGGTATAACCCTGCATAGTCGCTCTCGCCCTTAATGAAGGTGCATAGAAGTTTACATTATTCGTACCATCACTGGATCTGAACAAATTCCATGAAAATGGACCATCGGATGTTCCTGTAATGTACCATGAATCACCGCCATTCATTCGATTCACGAGGAGTTTCATGTTGCGCCAGTTTCCAATGAGCGAGTTGACGAACCGATCGGACAGTACGGCAATCGGCGTGTTTATATTGAGCGCCGCCGACGTGAGTGTCGTACCGGTCTGCGAAAAGTTCTGACCGACCGAGTTCCACCAATCAGTCGATTCGCGACCGCGCGCAATGAGCACGAGTCCCATACCAGCCGTGGCGTTTGTAAAGTTTGTGTACAGTTGAACCGGTGGCGTGTCTGTGTTCGGTGGCTGGTACCAATAGTTTCCGTCGGTCGACGTGAACTGTCTGAGCACAGACGCGTTCGATACAGGGTAATCGCGCGACGTACCGATGAGTATCGCGGGCACGGTGATGCCGAGCGAAAACACCTGCTGCGAAACTGTACCACTCGCGTTGGTCGCCGATACTGTGACGGTCGATGTCGACGATCCACGTATGAACGCCGGGACGACGATCGTCGCACCCTTCGATGAAGTGTTTGACAAAAACACGTCGGAGGGTGGTCCGCTGAGCGACCAGTATACGGGTCCGACGCTCGTCGCGTCGACGGTCTGTGACACCTGGATGGCGGTCGTACCGGTCGTCGTGATGCTCTGCGTACCAACTGCAGTCAATGACGGCACGGCTAGTGTTATCGGAGCGATCGGAGACCACGTCGGGCTCGCGGCGTTTATGTACTTGTAAAAGCTCGAGTTGTCAAAGTACATGTCGCCGGTCCATATCGTACCTGCCGAAGGTGCGACGCCCGCCGATTCGACGTACAGAGGAACATGGGCCGCGCGCGTAAGTGTAGCTGCTTGCGTGCTCGTCCACACGGCAGCACCGAGGCTCTTTGTCGCGAGATCGGCGTACAGACCCGTGGTTTTTATGTAGACGTTTGCCGCGTAGACGTTCGTCGCCCAGATATTCTGGGACTGGACCGCATTCGACACAAAGACGTTCCCGGTGAGATACACGAGATTTGCCGTTATGGTCGTCCCGAACACGTTCGTCGTGATGAATGCATTGGACGCAAAAGCGTTTCCGTTAACGCTCACTGACAGGATACCGGTCGTGCGTACACCCGTCACAATGACGTCTCCGATCGCGAACAAGTTTCCCGTGAACACATTGTTGGTCACCAGGGCGTTCGCCACCACCGCATTGCCGGTAATGCGCGCGGTCGTCTCACCCGGCCAACCGGCGATCGTCATGTTCCCGGTTGCGATGACGTTGTTGGTCCAGACGTTGGTCGTCGTCAGTGTGTTGCCAACCAGCGTGTTGCCGAGAA